AAAGACGTATGTATGCTCGTGGATTACAATCTATGACTAAATATTTTGATTCTCTTGGAACTGAAGGAGATTTGAAATGGTTAAATCTTTCAAAAAAGCCAATTACCATTATTCCTAAATTGGTTGATATTGTAGTAAATGGAATGTCAAATCGCGGATATGTAATTAAAGCTACAGCAATTGACCAACTTTCAGAAGACGACAGAGTAAGTTATAGAAAACAGTTAGAAGATGATAGATTAGGAAAAGATATCGCAATACAGGCTAAAGAATTACTTGGAGCCGAAGTTTCAAATATGCCAATTGACGAAATTCCTGAAACCAAAGAAGAAGAACAATTACACCTGGAATTAAAATACAAACCGTCTTACGAATTATCTCAAGAATTAGCCATCGAGGCTGTAATGAAAGATAATGACTATGACGATATTACAAATACTCAAGTAATTCGCGATTTAGTAGAATGTGGATTAGGTTGTGTAAAACAAAGATTTGTTCCTAGTCGTGGAATTTTAGTAGAATACGTAAATATCGAAAACAAAATTCAATCTTATACAGAAGACCCGTATTATAGAGATTGTTTTTGGCATGCAGAACATAAAAGAGTTTTGATTAGTGACGTTTTGGTAGAATATCCTGAAGCTACAGAAAGTCAATGGGTAAGACAACAATTAGCAAGTTCAGGACAATCTTGGGATTCATATTACAAAACTCCAGAAAGCGAAAGAATTAAAGGAACTACAAATTTGCTTTATTTCACTTACAGAACAACTCGTGAAAACGTGAAAAAAGTTGTTGAAACTACAAGTGGCGGAAAAGAAGTTTTCAATTTCACAGCTACTAAAAACGAGAAAAAAGATTACAGACCATTTAAAAAAGTTTCAAAAGTAGAAGAAGTTTTATTTGAAGGAGTTTTTGTTTTAGGAACTGATATTATGTTGAAATGGGAAGTTTCTGAAAATATGGCTAGACCAAAATCTAATAAACAAAGAGTATGTGACCAATATATTATGGTTGCTCCTAATAAAGAAAAAGGCTATTTAGATTCGTTGGTTGCTAGAATGATGTCAATTGACGATTTGATCCAAATTTGCGAATTGAAAGCTCAGCAAATGATTCAAAGAATGATGCCTGATGGTTACTTTATTGATGAAGATGCGTTAGCCGAAGTTGAATTAGGAGAAGGAAATGTTTTAAAACCACAAAGTTTATTGGATATGTTCTTTCAAACGGGTTCGATAATTGGTAGAAGTTATACAAGCGGTGGAGAATACAATTACGCCAAAATGCCAGTTACGGAATTAAATACTGCTGGAAATTTACAAAAACTTCAAGCGTTAAGAGTAGAAAGAGATTCTTACCGAAACGACCAAAGAGAAGTTATTGGATTGAATAAAGCAAGTGACGCAAGTACTCCTGATAAAGATTCATTAGTTGGGTTAGCAAAACAAGCCGCTTTAAATACCAATACGGCAACTCGTCATATTCTAGACTCTTCTAAAATGATAACAGAAAGAACTGCCGAAACCATTACATATAGAATTGCCGATATTATTAAATACTTTCCAGAACTTAAAAAAGATTTAATGCGTAAAATTGGCTCAACTTCTGTAGCTGATTTAAGTGCGATGGAAGATTTGCATTTACGCGATTTTGGAATTCATTTAGATTTAGATTTAGATGATGAACAAAGAGCGAAATTAGAAGCTGATATGTCGATGGCTGTTGAAAAAGGGTATTTGTCATTAGCTGATAAATACCGCGTTATGAATATTAAAAACTTCAAACAAGCTAATGGATATATGGCAATTCTTATGGATAAATTTGCTAAGAAACAGCAAAAAATGAAACAAGAAGATGCTACTCAATTAGCTGAGGCAAATGCACAATCAGCAGAAAGAGCAGAATTAGCACGTCAGGAAACGGCTAGAATTGAAGGAGATATTAAAACTCAAGTTCAAGCAGAAACAAATAAAGGACTTATTGATAAAGAAATTACCAAAGGAAATCAAGACAGGCTTACGTTAATTGAAAAAATTCAAGGAGAAAAAGAGGTTGCTCAAATTCAAGGCGGAGTTCAAATCCAAAAGCAAAATGAAGCCGAAGAAGCTAAGGATAAAAGAACCAAAATACAAGCCACACAGCAGTCGAAATTGAATGTTGAAAGAAGTAAAGAAAATCCTGAACCAATTGACTTTGAACAAGAAGATGAAGGACTTGAAGTATTTGATATGATTGAAGACTAAAAAAAATAAACCCTATCGTAATTGATAGGGTTTATTAATTATGCTAATATGTAATATGTTAAAAAGGACAACCCCCAACTTACTAGATAAAATACAGCGCTTGTCAATATCTTAGTAAACATTCTAGTTAAAGCAGATTCTTCTTTGTTGTCCTCTTCTTCTTTTTTATGTCTATAAAAAACAATACTTAAAATACAAAGTACGCCGTACATTTGAATAAAATCATACTTTGTAATAGCTTCAATTTTATAAAGTTCAGCGATTGACAAAATTACATGAGTTCCTAACAAAGCCACTAGAAAAGCAAGTGCAATTCCAATAAAAAACAAAAACAATTTTCCTAAATTTTCCATTTGATTAGATTTAAATTAGTTCCAAAACTATAAACTTTTATTCATTATTGCAACAACAATAGAAAAATAGTATGGTAATTTGATATACAATAGATTTTTTTTATACATTTGCTAAATAAATCAATTAAATTTAAACGAAATGGACCCGAATGAAGTAACTAATGACAAAGTTGAGAATATTGAAACTCCTGCGATTACCGTAAAAGTTTCAGAAGGACCAAGTGTAAGTGAAGATAGTTGGCAAAATAACGAACAGCCTGAAGTAATTCAAACAGTTGAAGAAGTAATTGAAAAAACTCCTGAAACTGTTGAAGTTGTAGAAACTGTTGAAGAAACTCCTGCTAACGAAGAAGTAATTAAAAACGTTCAAACAAATATTGACGAAACCGCAGTATTGAATTTCTTAAAAGAAAATGGTATTACTGCTGAAAAACTTGAAGATTTAAAACCAAAAGAAGTTAAAGCATTAACTCCAGAGGTCGAAAAATATTTAGAGTTTAAAGAAAAAACTGGAAATTCAAGTTTTACGGATTTTTTGGAAACACAAAAAGATTGGAGCCAAGAATCACAAGAAATTGTTCTAATGAAAAATCTAAAGATGGAAAACCCTACTTTAGACCAAGACGAATTAGAATTTCTATTTGAAAAAATGTATGCATTTGACGAAGACATTAATGAAAAAGATTTCGTTATGGAACGTCAAATAAATATAGAACGAGATTATCAAAAAGGGTTAAATGCTTTAGAAAGTAGAAAGCAAGAATTTATGGTCAGCAGAGGTTCTGACGACCAATCAATTCCTGAAGAATACCGAACTGCAAAATCGCAAATTGATAGTCTTAAACAACAACAAGAAGAAGACGATAAATTGTTTTCTGAAAGCCGATCTGACTATGTAGCTAAAACTGAAAAAATCTTTACTGACAATTTTGAAGGTTTCAAAATCAAAGTAGGAAATGACGAATTAGTTATCAAACCTGAAAATATTCAGGAAACAAGAACGGCACAATCAGATTTAAACAATTTCAACAACAAGTTCTTTGATGAAAAAAATGGAGCATTAAAAGACCCAGACGGGTTTCATAAAGCATTGTACTTCGGTATGAACGCTGATAAAATTGCTGAGCATTTCTACAATTTAGGAAAAGCCAAATTAGCAGAAGATGAAGATAAATTATCTAAAAACATCAATACTAATGAAGTTAGAAGAATTCCTGAAGGTCAAGCATCAAAAATAACTGTTAGAAAAGTCGACCATAATTCCTTCTGAATGTTGTTAGAATTTCGAATTAGTAAAAACACAACAACAAAAAACTAAAAAAATGGGATTATTAAGTGTTCCTGGAGTAATTTTAACTCCATCGGCAAGTAAAGTACCTACAGGGGAAAACTACTTAGGTAGCGACGATTTCGATTTCGCTAACCAATATTTACCAGAATTGGATAAAAAAATGTTCAAG